ATCTATAAGCTCGCCCTGGATAACGGCTGGCTGCCAGACGCCGATCTGCGTCTCAATGGTGAAGTGGTGCTCAACGGCCACCACCCAGCGCGCGCGATGTTGCAGGCTCTGGGTGGCGCCAATCCGATCACGCTCAAGAAAGTCGCCAATATTGCGAAGGCCACGAGCAGCACGAGCGAACTGACCAGCAAAGAACTGCCCCCGCCCAGGCCGCTGCCCAAGGGCTGGGATCAGGTGGGCGGCGTGATTGCCGACATGATGAAGTTGATGGTGACGACAGCCAAGCGCCCCCAGCCCGTGCTGGCGCTGGGGGCGAGCCTGTGCGCGATCGGCGCGCTGATGGGGCGCAAGTACCGCACCGAGAGCAACATCCGCTCCAACTTGTATGTCGTTGGCATCGCCGAGAGCGGCGCAGGCAAGAACCAGAGCCGCGTTGTAATCAACGAGCTGTTGCGCAAGGCCGGTCTTCTGCAGTATCTGGGGGGCAACAAGATTGCATCCGGATCGGGCCTGCTCAACGCCATTGGGCGCCAGCCAGCGATTCTGTTTCAGCTCGATGAGTTTGGCCTGTTCCTCACGGCCGTCGCTGATCGCAAGCGCTCACCGCGTTACCTGTCTGAGATCCTGGACCTCATGACGGAGCTCTATACGACGTCCGGCACGACTTACTTCGGCATCGAGTACGCGAACAACCAAATGAACAACTCGCACCGCTCGATCCAGCAGCCGTGTGCGTGCATCTACGGCACCACCACGCCGATTCACTTCTGGCAAGCCCTTCAATCGTCCAACGTAGGCGACGGCTCGCTTGCGCGTTTCATTATTCTGCAGAGTGAAAACGACTTCCCCGACAGCAACGCTATGTTCGGCAAGCCTGATCCGCCGCAGAGGCTGATCGATCAACTGCGCCTGATCCACGAGGGCGGGGGTAAGCTCGGCGGCAATCTTGCCGATGTTGGCAGTGTCGACGAGATTGTGTTTGAGCCGCGCGTGGTGCTCATGAGTGATGAGGCCCGCAGAATCTTTGACCAGCTCGACCGGCAGTTGCTCGAACGCCTTCGCCTGTCCCGGGGCACAGGGTTTTCGTCGATCCTGGCACGTGTGGAAGAAAACGCAACCAAGCTAGCCTTAATCCGCGCCGTCTCGCGTGATCCGGTGGACCCACAGATTGAGGCCGGCGACGCCAACTGGGGCATCTTGCTATCGCAGCACTGCGCTGAACTAACCATCCGCGAGGTCGGCGTGCACGTTTCAGAGAACCAGACTGAGTCGCATCACAAGCGTGCCGCTCATATAGTTCAAGACGCGGGTCCCCGCGGTTTGACCAAACGAGACTTCACGCGGCGCACCCAGTTCATGGATCAGCGCCAGCGCGATAGCGTCCTGCGAACCCTGGTTGACGCCGGACTCGTTGACGTTATTACGATCAGTCAAGATCGCGGCAGACCGCTACAGATGATAAAAGCCTTATGAATCAACGATCTTTTTGGCTCCGGCCGATTAACTTCATTCCGTCATTTCGTCAACGTAGATAGATAAATAGAGAGTAGTTAAGTCAATATTTATTTATTTAAATATAGATCATTTTTTTATCTCTCTCTATAGAACACTGGTATGGGTATGTATTTGACACCCCCCTTGACGAAATGACGGAATGACGGAATAGCAAATCACCCCAGACATGAGGGAGCCACACCCGCCCTGCCCCGGCGCGTGGCGCTGCTCCTCCAGGTCGCTTTACCGCACCTTTGGAGGACACCCTGATGACACCCGACCCCACCAATCCGCGCACAGCGGTCCTGGCCCTGGACCTTGGCACCACCACCGGCTGGGCCCTGCGCTCGGTCGGCGGCCCCATCGCACACGGCTTTGTGAGTTTCAAGTCCCAGCGCTTTGAAGGCGGTGGCATGCGCTACCTGCGCTTTCGCCGCTGGCTCACCGACATGAAGGCCACTGTGGCCGACACACAGGGCATTAGCGCCGTCTATTTCGAGGAGGTGAGACGTCACCTCGGTGTTGACGCCGCGCACGTCTACGGCGGCCTGATGGCCACCCTCACAGCCTGGTGCGAGCACCACCAGATCCCCTACCAAGGTGTGCCGGTGGGAACCATCAAGCGCCACGCCACTGGCAAGGGCAACGCCAGCAAAGGCGATGTCATCGCGGCGATGAAGGCCAAAGGACATCCGGTCACCGACGACAACGAAGCCGATGCGCTGGCGCTGCTGCACTGGTCCATGGCCCAGGGCGCGATGGGAGACCAGCCATGAGCCTCAGCTGCGCACTGGGCCGACTGATCGGCCAGACACCCGCCACCGAAAGCGAACTGCGCGCCATGCGCGCCGCCGCCTGGCACAAGCAAGGCATCCTGGTGGTCGACCCAGCCCTGATCCACGATGAATGGGAACACCAGACCCTGATCAACATCGGCAACAGGCTCTTTGGTAGACGCACTCCTTTGCCGCCAGTCAGGGAGCAGCGCCATGGCTAAGAACATCATCGTCGAGCCCTTGCAGCATGGCTGCCTGGTCGAACTGCCCGGCGCTCGTGTGGCCGAGTGGATCAGCACTGCAGAAGAGGGAACCAGCTTTCGCACGGAGCACTTCCGATCGGTGGACTCCCTTGGCCTTTTGCTGCGCAACGGCGCCATCACGCAGCCGATGCACGATGCTGGTCAGGAGTTCAGTCGCACCTTTGTCCATGCCCAGATGAGTCAGGCCGGCTCCCCGCCCATGGACCGCATCCCCGGCGGGCAGTGGAAGGACAGCATGACCGAGCGCTGTGCCTGGGCTCGCAAACATCTGGGCGAGGCTCTGGACGCCGTAGGCGGCATCGGCAGTCCCGGTGGCTGTGCCGTTTGGCACGTGGCCGGTCTGGGTCGCAGCGTGCGTGAGTGGTCGGCGCTGGAGGGTTGGAACGGGCGCACTCTCAACCAGTACGAGGCCAAGGGGATCTTGGTGGGTGCTTTGGGGGTGCTGGCGGTGCACTATGGCTATGGAACTCGATAAACTACTTGTCAGGACAGTGTCCGGACGTTAAGATAGGCCATTCTTTCAGAAAAGGAACCATTTGTGACTGCTGCTGTCCATTCCAAATCCGAGCGCATTGACGTGCGCGCCAGCACCCCGGTGAAGCAATTGCTTCAGGAGGCAGCGCGCGTTGCGCACAAGAACGTCAGTGAATTCTTGCTGGACGCGGGCATCACTGCGGCCAATCAAACGCTTGCCGATCGCACCCGCTTTGAGTTGACACCAAAGAAATGGCTGGAGTTTCAGGCCGCCCTTGACCGGCCAGTGAGCGTCAGACCGAAGCTCAAGAAGCTCTTGTCCGAGTCGGGGATGCTTGGTTGAACTCGCAGGGTTACGAGCCAGTTCATAAGCTGGGCGCAGCAGACGCCCTTGACTCGTTTGACTGTGGTCAGAGCGAACTCAATCAGTTCCTGCAAAGATTTGCGTTGACCAACCAGAAGTCCAACAGCGCTACGACTTACGTCGGTTGTCACTCAGGACACGTGGTGGGCTATTACAGCCTGGCCGTTGGCAGTGTCGACCCGGCATCGGCTGCCCCAAGGGTTGTCAAAGGCATGCCCCTGCATCCGGTTCCGGTGATGATCCTGGCGCGGTTGGCCGTTGATGTCGGGCATCAGCGCATCGGGCTTGGTAAAGCTTTGCTCAAGGATGCACTGAAACGCACGGCGCAGGCAGCAGACATTGCTGGCATACGGGCGTTGCTGGTGCATGCCAAGGATGAGTCGGCTCGGGACTGGTATCTCCAGTGGGAGTTTGAGTCCAGTGCGAGCGACCCGTTGCATCTCTTTCTACTGATGAAGGACCTCAAGGCAATGCTCGGTCGTGGCGGATGATTTGAAAATCATCAGATAGATACTGTCGACCTTGCAATGTGTAAAGAAACCCTTTACACTTCGCCGATGATTGAGTCGTTCATTCACAAGGGGCTGCAGGAGTTGTTCGACAAGGGCAACAGCGCCAAGGTGCAAAAGGCACTGGCACAGAGGGCTCTTCGGCGTCTGGATGCAATTGACACCGCCAAGACGCCCGAAGCACTGAACGTCCCTGGCTTTGATTTTCATGGACTGCAGGGCAAGCCAAAGCGCTACAGCGTGCATGTGAATGGCCCATGGTGCATCACCTTTGAATGGCAAGGCGAAAACGCCGTGAGACTTGATTTGGAAAACTATCACTAGGAATCGATGATGCGTAAACGTTGCCCTACCCATCCAGGAGCGATCCTGCGCGAAGATGTACTGCCACAGCTCACAGGCATGTCGGTGAGCGCCTTCGCGCGCAATCTGGGTGTGTCCCGCCAAACCCTTCATGCTGTCTTGGCCGAGCGCAGCGGCGTCTCTGCGGAAATGGCCTTGCGCCTGGGTGCATTGCTTGGCAACGGCGCTCAACTCTGGGTTGATATGCAGACCAAGTACGACCTGTGGCAGGCCGAGGCAAGACTGCATGACGAGTTGGGTCGCATGCAACCGCTGATGCTTGCAGTGGCTGCTTGATGTCAAAGGTTGGTCAATGAAGGTTTTGAGGATTGGTCTGGCGTCACAGGAAAAGGTTCGCCAGCGAGTGTTGGCGATCGCCAAGGGTGAGATCAAACCCAAGGCTTCGGATCCGAAGATCTGGTTCACATCAATGCGTTCTCTCTCACAGGTGTTGAGCGACGAGAACCGTGCACTGCTGGACGTCATCCGCACAAGCCGTCCCGGCTCGATCAGCGAACTCGCAGACATCACTGGACGCAAGCAGGGAAACCTGTCACGAACGCTCAAGACGATGTCCCGCTATGGCCTGGTCACGATGGAAAAAAACGACCGATCAGTGCGTCCGATCAATCGGGCCCAGAGCTACCAAATCATGGCTTGAGCGGTGAATTTGCAAATCATCAAATAGTCTATTGACACGGTATATATCGAACAGGTAGCATTCAGCTAATCACTCAAGATTCGCCCACACGGTTCGTTCCTTGTGGGCGTTTTGTTTGGTGCGATCTTCTTCTGCACATGATTTGGAAAGCGATGATGCGAAGGCCGCCGCCCGAGATTTCGATGGGTCCTTCCCGGCGATGAACCAATGCGGGGGGAGCGAGCGCAAGACTCCTCTAGTGACAGAGTGCAAACCTGGGTTTGCACGGGTTTGCAGGTTGCACAGGTTTGCACCTTGGCAAACCAGAGTTTTGTTCCCCATCTTCTTGCTGAACCCGCCCGCGGAAATATTCTGTCGGCGGGCTTCTTGATTAACTCCAGCGTTTCAAATAGCGCACCTCCGCGGTCCGCCACAGGTTGTCAAACGCCTGTGCGGGCCGCTTCTTTTTGGAAAACCAATCTTGAACAAGTTGAACGTCGAGTACCGCAAGGTTGACGCGTTGATTCCTTACGCCAGAAATCCCCGCACGCACACGGATGCGCAGGTGGCCAAGATCGCCGCCAGCATCGTTGAGTACGGCTGGACAAATCCGGTTCTGATCGATGGCGCCAATGGTGTTATTGCCGGTCATAGTCGATTGGCCGCCGCGCGCAAGTTGGGACTTGATGCAGTGCCGGTCATTGAACTGTCGCACCTGTCACCCACGCAAAAGCGGGCCTACGTCATCTCGGACAACCGCCTGGCGCTGGACGCCGGCTGGGACGAAGAATTGCTGGCCCTTGAACTGGCCGACCTGACCGAGGCCGGTTTCGACCTTGCCTTGACCGGCTTTGATGATGTTGAACTTGATGCCATGTTCGGTCCCGACTCTGCTGACGCAGAAGGTGACGAAACGGACAAGTCTGATGCCGCTGCCGATGATGTGCCAGAGGCGCCGACCATCGCAGTCTCTCGGCCTGGCGACGTTTGGGTGCTGGGTCAGAACCGATTGATCTGTGGCGACGCCGCCGACCCGGCCGTGATCGCCAGTCTGATGCAAGGTGAAAAAGCAGCGCTGTGCTTTACCTCCCCGCCCTACGGCAACCAACGTGACTACACCAGCGGCGGCATCACCGATTGGGATGGCCTGATGCAAGGCGTCTTTGCGCAGATGCCGATGACACAGGATGCGCAAGTGCTGGTTAACCTGGGCCTGATCCACCGCGGCAACGAAGTGATCCCTTATTGGGATGGGTGGATTTACTGGATGCGCATGCAGGAATGGCGGCGCTTTGCCTGGTATGTCTGGGACCAGGGTCCGGGCATGCCGGGTGACTGGGCCGGACGGTTGGCACCGAGCTTTGAGTTTGTCTTCCATTTCAACCGGCAGAGCCGCACACCCAACAAGATCGTCCCCTGCAAGCATGCGGGTGAGGAATCACACCTGCGCGCCGACGGATCGTCCACTGCCATGCGCAGCAAGGAAGGCGAGGTAGGCGGCTGGGCGCACAAAGGTCAGCCCACGCAGGACAACAAGGTTCCTGATTCAGTGATTCGCATCATGCGGCACAAGGGCAAGATCGGTCAGAACATTGATCACCCGGCAGTCTTTCCGGTAGCCCTGCCAGAGTTTGTCATCGAGGCCTACTCCGACACCGGCGCCATTGTGTTCGAGCCCTTCGGCGGCAGCGGCAGCACCATGCTGGCAGCCCAGCGCACGGGCCGCCGCTGCCGATCAGTCGAGATCGCGCCGGAGTATGTCGATGTCGCGATCAAACGCTTCCAACAGAACTTCGCCGATGTGCCGGTGACGCTGATCTCGACCGGCCAGAGTTTCGATGCAGTCGCTGCAGAGCGACTCGCGCCAGCAACGCAGTCCAGTCAATCCGAAGAGGTAAATCCATGACCGTATCCTGGCTGGCCAACAAAATTGAGCAATGGCCGACGACCAAGCTGCTGCCATATTCACGCAATGCACGCACCCACTCGGCTGAGCAGATTGCCCAAATCGCGGCTTCGATTGTGGAATTTGGATTCTCAAATCCAATTCTTGCCGGCAGCGACGGCGTCATCGTAGCCGGACACGGAAGGTGGGCTGCCTCGCAGAAACTTGGACTCGAATTGGTTCCGGTAGTGGTCTTGGATCACCTGAGCCCAACCCAACGCCGTGCCCTGGTAATCGCGGACAACAGAATTGCAGAAAACGCAGGCTGGGACGACGCCATGCTGCGGGTGGAACTCGATGCCCTGCGCGATGATGACTTCGATTTGTCATTGACCGGCTTTGACACCGACGCGCTGGCTGATCTGTTCGAGGGCGAAGAAGGTGGCGACACCGGCCAAACCGGTGACGACGAGGTACCCGAGTCGCAGGAGGCCGTGATCTCGCGCCCTGGCGACGTTTGGCTGCTCGACGGCCACCGTGTACTGTGTGGCGACGCCACCGATGCCCAGAGCTACGAGCAATTGCTGCAGGGGCAAAAAGTGGACATGACGGTCACTGACCCACCCTACAACGTCAACTATGCCAATAGCGCCAAGGACAAGATGCGCGGCAAGGACCGCGCGATCCTAAATGACAACCTGGGCGACGGCTTTTATGATTTCTTGTTGGCTGCACTCACGCCCATCATGGCCAACTGCACCGGTGCTGTTTACGTGGCCATGTCGTCCAGCGAGCTTGATGTACTGCAAGCAGCGTTCCGTGAGGCCGGCGGCAAATGGTCAACCTTCATCATCTGGGCGAAGAACACATTCACCATGGGACGCTCGGACTACCAACGTCAGTACGAGCCCATCCTCTACGGCTGGTCCGAGGGCGGCAAGCACCACTGGTGCGGTGACCGCGATCAGAGCGATGTGTGGCAGATCAAGAAACCGCACAAGAACGATTTGCATCCTTGCTTATGCCCGGGCTCGCAAGTGTTGACTGATAAGGGCTGGCGAGTCATTGAATCGTTGGTCGATGGAAATCGTGTGCTGGCGGCAGACGGTGTATTTCGCCCCGTCAAATTGGTGTCCTCGCACTTTATTGAAAAACCTGTTTTTAGGATTGCTGTTTCAGACGTTGAGATTGCAGTCGACGCCACCGGTAACCACCCATTTCTCGTTAGACGCGGCGGCCAACTGGCATGGATTGAAGCATCTCAAATCGTTGTTGGCGATGAGATCGCCTCGGCTGTACTGGAGGATTCAATATGCAGACCCCAAAGGGTTACATCAGAAACTGGTACGGAAATCGGCAGCGAATGGAACACGATGTCGTGTGGGAGAGAAACTTCGGCGCCATCCCTGACGGACACTGTATCCATCACATCGACCACGATAAGAAAAACAATCACGTTTCAAACCTCCAACTTGTCTCCCACATTGAGCACAAGCGGATTCACTCCGGTTGTG